TGTGACTCAGCAAACGGTACAAAGTTTTGCCCCAATTAAGCGGCTCCACTCCCCCATCGGCTTTAAAGTGGTGAGAACAAAACTCAAAATCCACCCCATCCGGTAAGTCCGGGATGATGATTTGATGACCTAACCGAGCATAATTACACCCGGGGTCAAAAGCACCATCCCACCATTCCAACGCGTCATCACCCATAGCGATGACTGCATCAGCACCTGCGGCTTTAGCTAATATCACACGCCCTTTGGAGTTACGACAGGCAGTCAAACGGCTTCCAGTTTCCTGGATGCCCCAATCCTGCTGAGCATATAACCCGCCGTCCGCCAATGCCCACACCTTACGGCATGTGACTATGGCAGACATAAGAATTAAATGACCCAATTACGAGTTCTTATCAACTCGATACTGTCTAATCTCGACGGCTGCAACAGCAAGGAACAAAGGCAAACGCATATGCCAGTCCCAAGCCTTAGCATCCGATGATTTCGGCTTTGTAATCGATGGTAACCCATTAATTAACAACGCTATACTCTCATCATCCAGACCCATACCTGGTTTGCTTGGTATACAATCCCAAACTTCCACCTCAGCACGTGCTAAAGCTTCTAAACAGATACGGTCCACAACAATGTCGACAATGCTCGTATTCATTATGAGCCGGAAACGCCCGGCTTCAATTTTCGCCTCATCATGAGGCTCATTCTTAACAAATACTCGCAAAACATCCCGGAGGTTCTCAATCAAGAGATCCTCTGCCCTCATTATGCTCAACTCACCCACGGAGATACTCAACCTCGCGGCCAAGCGCTCCCGCACGAGATCACACAACAAATCCGGATATTTCGTCAACACGTCACGCACCTCTGGACAACCCAAGTTTGTAAATGGCAAACCCGGGCTTGTATCAAGACGCCCAACCTCAACTATAAACTCCAAAAGAACATCATTAGTGAAACCACACAACTCACCTTCAGCTGTCCAAAACCTCTCATCCACCTCTACAACAGGATACAAACCACACACATCTTCAACTACTCCTGCATACCTCTCAAGCTCAAACGACTCATCCAAATCCTTCTCACCCGCAGCTTTCAACCGCAAGTGAACATCTAATGACCTCCATTGGGCACCACCATCCCGGGGGGGATAGGCGTACCTACGGAGTTCAACGAATTTTGCTTTGCCTTCTTTTTGGCTTTCTTGCTCTTGGGTGCGGCTGGCGCCACCATGGCAGCTCCACCGACCGACACACCTAGTGGTGTGGGGGCATGCTCTTTCATCGTAGCCAAGAACAATCCCAGCTCTTTCGTGAGTTTGGTGAGATCTTGAGTGGCATTGAGTGCCACAGATTCCACACTCCCAGGCATAGGGGTCTTCAAGGTTTGCCCATTCTTCGAGACAACCGGGACTTCGGCTGCTCGCATAAAATTTACATCTGCACTTTCCAAGACTCTACCCATCTGCCTCGCAGCCATCTTGGCCACGTCATCCATATCTTTAAATAGGTTCTTCGAATGTCCGATTTGCACATCCTCGTAAACATCGTTCATGTCAGCCCACGAAGCATTACCTTTCGTAGACTTCCACTCAGCATGAGAGGTTCGTACTTTGCCTTTACTCATACCAACCATCAGAGCACGATCATTCTCAATATCAACATAAGAACTAACATACTCCCTCTCATCATGTTTATGTATGAAATCCTCCTGGGACACATACGCAACTTGGATATCAGAACCGGGTACTTCAGATTCCAACCTCTTAATACCCAAAACGATCTTAATGACCGCTAATGGTATCATGGTGTTGGTTGTAACTGTGCCAACTGTCACACTGCCAGTATGAATACCGACAATTTGATCAGAACGGTTTAACAGAAAGGCACCTGAATCAGACACCTTGGTTGTCACTGTGTGACAAGCCTCACCCTCATAAACACTCGG